TATAGGCAAAATAAAACTAGTGTTTATAGTTAGGTATGCTAAATAAAAAGACGTTTTTTATTTTTACATATATAGAGGGGTAGGACACCCCCCGAATCCCCCCACTTCCCCCTAGAATTACTTGACCAGGCAAAACGCGATTTTGACCACGAAACCCATCGAAGGGCATCCCCCCGATGAAAATCTCTACTCCCCCCGTAGTCCTGGACATCGAAACCGGCGACGCCGACGACCAATACGACGTCCCCCCGGATCGCTTCTACCGGCTGGGCGGGGCTCAGTACGCCGGTCAGCCGGTCGGGTACGTCACCGACCCGCGGGCCCTTGCCTCGATCGCGGAGACCTCAGCCCTCACGGTCGGCCACAACGCCTTGGACTACGACCTGCCGTTGCTCGATCGCGCCCGCCGCGCCGCGGGAGGCGCACGGCTGGACTACATCGCGCTGGCGCGGGATCGGCGGATCCTCGACACCATGGTCACCGCGGCCACCGTGTACCCGCCGCCGGCGAACCTCAAGCCCGAAGCGGCGCGCAAACTGTACAAACTGGACTCAATCGGACCCAAACTCACCGGGATCGGCAAATCCGACGACCTGCCCGCGCTGGCTAAAGAGCACGGAGGTTACGGCCGGATCCCCCTGGACGACCCGCGATACCGCGCCTATCTCGCCGGCGATCTGCAGGCCACCCAGGCCCTCGCCAGCTACTTTCTGTCCCGCGGCCTGGTGACCGACTACGTCTGGCGGGAACAGCGCGTCGCCGCGATCGCCGGCCACATCAGCTCCACGGGGTTCCGCGTGGACGATCGACTCCTTGAGCAGAGGTTCGCCGAAGGCCAAGCCCGCAAGGCCGAACTGATCGATCAGCTGGTGAGGTTCTACGGGCTCCCGCTCACCGATGACAAGGGTGTCCCGTTCAAGTCCCCCGCGGCCAGCAAGAACGGCAAGGCCGCGCTGATCGACGCCTTCGCCCGTCACGGGATCGCCGAAGCCCAGCTACCGCACACACCGAAGGGGGCTGTGTCGTTCAAGGGGGAGACGATGCTGGAACTGGGCGCCCGCCACCCCAACCCCGCGGTGAAGACGCTGTGCGAGGCCATCGCGGCCCTGGTGGGCGTGCGCACCGTGTACCAGACCCTCACCGACCACCTGGCCGACGATGGACGCGTCCACCCCAGCATCTCCATGTTCCAGGCCTCCGGGCGCTGGTCCACCACCGATCCGGGACTCACCGTGCTAGGCAAGCGCGGCGGACGCGTCCGGGAACGCGCCGTGTTGCTCCCCGACGACTACGACGAAGTGCTGGTCGCCTTCGACCTGGCCCAGGTTGACGCCCGCGCGGTCGCCGTGCACAGCCAGGACCACAACTACCTGGACATGTTCCTTCCCGGCAAGGACATGCACGCCGAAGTGGCGAAAATGGTGTGGGGGGAGGTCTTGGTAGCCACCGACCCCGCCGGCTACCGGGAACAGGCCAAACCACTCAGTCACGGCTACAACTACCTGATGGGCGAAGAACGGCTCAGCGAAACCGCCGGCGTGTCCCGGGAGCTGGCCCACCGCTTCCACGTGATCATGCGCCAGCAATTCGCCAGGAAAGCGATGTGGAACCAAGAGGTCACCGCGCTGGCCAAGACCGGAGCCATGCTCGACAACGGCTTCGGCAGGAAGATGCGGTGCACCCCCGGCCGCGAACACACCCAGGGACCCGCCCTGATGGGCCAGGGCGCGACGCGGGACATCGTCACCGAAGGCATGCTCAGGATCGACAACGTTGCCCCCGACGTCGCACGCATGATCCGTGCTCAGGTCCACGATGAGCTGGTGTTCTCCATCCCGCGGCGCCACGTTGACGAGATCGAGCGGCTGATCGTGGACTGCATGTCCTTCGACTGGGCGCCGCCCGGAGCGTCGCGGCCAGTGCACATCCCCGCCGATAAGTCGAAGCGCGGCGACAACTGGGCGGCCTGCTATGCCAAGTGAGCAGGCCGAAGGCGTGATCACGGTATGGGTTCCCGGGGTTGCTCGCCCTCAGGGCAGCAAGAACGGGATCGCGATCGCGCGCGGGAGTAAGGCCAAGGGCACGCGGGTCTACACGGGCAAGGTCGTGTTGCTCGACTCCGCCAAGGGCCTGGACGAGTGGAGAAAAGCTGTGCGCGATGAGCTGATCCCCTGGGCACCCACACCGCCGTTCGCCGGCGGGGTGATGATCGAAATCTGGTTCGTCATGCCGCGCCCGAAGTACCTCAACGGCAAACCGACCCCTCGAGCCACCAAACGGCCCGACGCGGACAAACTCCTCCGCGCGGTGATGGACGCGGTCACCTTCGCGCACGTCTGGCACGACGACTCTCAGGCCACCCGGATCGTGGTGGACAAGGTGATCGCTGAGCAGGGGGAGACTCCCGGATGCCTGATTACCGTGACCCCGCTCAGCGACCCCTTGACCGGAACAGACGCCCTGACGACGTTCGCTCGAGCCCTGGCGATAGCCCAGGAAGACACCTGAGCACGCCTGGGCGGGGCTTACCCTAGCGGCATGGTGAGCAAACTCCAGTACGGCCAGGGCTCTCAACTGTGGGACTACTGGACGTCGGGTGCCGGCAAGGCCCTGTGGATCGGCGCGGAGCACAAATGGACGACTCTCCGTGGCCTGTTGCTCGAGCACGGTGTCCCCGCGCACGAAGTCGACGGGCTGACCACCAATATCATTAATCACGTTTTGCCCGGTTACATGGCGTTGTCGCATTCAGTCGGCCGATCGCTCAAAAAGTGAGCTGACCGACCACCTAAAACAGTGTTTGACCTGGGAATTAGTAATTTTTGGGCAAATTTAGCTGATGGGTGGTCGGTGAGTCGTCTGATCGTTCGAAACGCGGTATGGCTGACCTGCAGCGTTGTGTTTTCAAACTCGCCTGATCAGCAATTGAAACACCCCTGGTCGGTGGGTGGTCGGTAGGGCCTGACCAGCACGTTCAGGCCCTAGTAACCAGGATGAACGACCACCCACCGACCACCTGTTGCTAGAGTGACTTTTGACGGGTTTTCTAGCGGCGGGGGTGGACGATGGCCGGCCGACCATTCACCGACGAAGAACGCAACACGATCGCCGCTATGCACGCGATGGGCGCAACCCGCAACGCGATCGGAAAGCACCTGGGCCGGTCCGGATCCGCGATCGGGTACCAGGCTCAACTCCTGGGCATCACCTGGGATGCGAAGCCCGTGGCCGAAGCCACCGCGGTGATTCAGATCAACAATAAGGCGCGCCGCGCGGAGCTGGCCGCCAAGCTGTTGCTGGACGCGGAACGGCTTCGCCAACAGCTGTTCTCCCCGACGACCTTGCACAGCTTCGGCGGGAAAGACCACACTTACGAATCCCGCGACATCGATCAGCCGCTGTTCAAAGACCAAAAAGACCTGGTCACAGCTATCAACGTGGCCGCGGTGACCAGCATGAAGCTCGAGCTCCACGATGGCGAATCCGACGCGGACAATGTCTCGAGCCTGCTGGGCAGCCTGTTTGACAACATGGTGAAGGTCAACAGCGAACGGGTAGACCGCGTCAAGCCCACCAAGGGCCCGCGGCAACAGGCGCTCGAGGCTGAGCCCATCACGTACGCCGACACGGAGTGACCACCACGACAGAGAGCCCCCTGGCAAGCGGCCTGTTGCTCAGTGACGGCCAGTTCAGCTCGGTTGCGGAGTCTACCGCCCGGATCAACATTTGGGACGGCTCCGTGCGCTCTGGGAAGACCGTGGCCAGCCTGCTCCGGTGGCTGATGTACGTGGCCACCGCGCCGAAGGGCGGGGACCTGGTCGTCGTGGGCAAGACTTACGACACGGTCTCGCGCAACGTCTTCGGTCCGCTCGAGCAATTCAGCCTATTCGGGCCCGCGTCGAAGCTCTGCAGTTACGTCCGCGGCTCGAGCTATGGCCGAATCCTGAACCGCAAGGTCGAAGTGATCACCGCCAACGACGCTCGAGCGGAAGGCCGGCTTCGCGGACTCACCGCGGCGGGCGCCTACGTGGACGAAGCGACGCTGATCCCGCAAGAGTTTTGGAACCAACTCCTGGCGCGCCTGAGCGTCAAGGGTGCCAAGCTGTTCGCCACCACTAATCCGGACTCCCCAGGCCACTGGCTGCGAAAGAACTTCCTGCTCAAAGAAGACGAACTGAGCCTTGCGCACTTTCATTTCAAGATCGAAGATAATATAGCGCTCGATCCCGAATATGTTTCCGAACTGAAGAAAGAGTATGTCGGTCTTTGGTACAAGCGCTTTATCGAAGGCCTGTGGGTACAGGCTGAGGGCGCTGTTTACGATATGTGGGATCCCGACCGGCACGTGATCGACATCATGCCGAAGATCATGCGGTGGATCAGCCTGGGGATCGACTATGGCACCAAGAACCCGTTCGCCGGTCAGATGATCGGTGTGGGTGTGGACCGCAAAATGTACATGACCAACGAGTTCCGTTGGGATTCGAAGGCTGCACGTCGTTCACTCACCGACGTGGAGTACTCCGTCAAGCTCCGTGAGTGGATGGACCAGATTAAACAGCCTGGATTGGCCGACGTCACGGGCGTACGTCCCGAATGGACTGTCGTAGACCCCAGTGCCTCGAGTTTCATTCAGCAATTGTTCCGTGATGGTGTAGTGCCGATCATGGCAAACAACAGCGTGGCGGACGGAATCCGTGTGTTGTCGAGTTTGCTAGGCCAAGATCTTCTCAAGATTCACCGATCGTGCACGGGGTGGATCGAGGAGATCGGCGGGTACGCCTGGGATGACAAGGCTTCGGAAAAGGGGCTCGATCAGCCCATTAAGGTGGATGATCACCACATGGACGCGGGACGATACGGGATCTTCACAACGGAGGCCAGCTGGCGGCCGTTGCTCGCACAGCAGAAAGCGAAGGCAGCGTAATGCCACTACCAGTAGGAGACGCGAACAGCTCAGACAGCTGGCCGCCCAAGCCGTTGCACCACATTTACGAGAAAATCCAGACGTGGTCGGCGTGGTACTCCGGGGATCCCGACGACCTCCGGTTGGTCTACGGCGGGGAAGCTCGAGCCGCGGAGTACGCGCCGCCTTCGATCCGCGCTCGAGGGCTCAAAGGCATCCTGTCCCGGTGGTTCTGGGGTCAGGGCCCTCAGCTCAACACTCGATCGTCGAAGCTCCACATCCCCCTGGGTGGCAACATCGCGGCGAAGTCGGCTGACTTGCTGTTCAGCGACCCGCCGAAGTTCAAGCTCAAGGACAAGGCCACTCAGGACCGTATGGATGAACTGGTGGACGATGGGATGCACGCCGACCTGATCGAGGCGGCCGAGATCTGCGCGGGCCTGGGCGGGGTCTACCTCCGCGTGGTGTGGGACAAGTCGATCCGCAAGCGCCCGTGGATCACCGCCGTGCACGCCGACGCGGCCGTACCGGAATGGCGCTGGGGACAGCTTACCGCGGTGACGTTCTGGCGAGAGCTCGAGCGCCAAGGGCAGACCGTGTTCCGCCACCTCGAGCGCCACGAAGTCGGTTACGTGCTCCACGGGCTCTACCAGGGCACGGATGAACGCCTGGGCCGCAAGGTGCCGCTTACCGAACACAGCGATCTGGCCGGCATCGCGGAGGTGATCGAGGAAGGCGACCGGGTGCCAACCGGTATCGACATGCTCACCGCGGTGTACGTGCCGAACATGCGGCCCAACCGAGTGTGGCGCAACGTGCCGGCCGCCGCGTCGCTAGGCCGCGCTGACGTCTCCGGGAGTGAGTCCCAATTGGACGCCCTGGATGAGGTCTATACCAGTTGGATGCGCGATATCCGCCTGGGCAAGGGCCGCGTGTTCGTGCCGGACATCTACCTGCAGAGCAACGGCCCTGGCGGTGGTGCGACGTTCAACGCTGAGCGCGAAATCTATGAAACGCTGAATATGCTGCCCCAAGCGGACGGCACCAAACAGCTGACTATTTCGCAATTCGAAATCCGCGTGGCAGAACACCAGGCGACATCCACCGCGCTGATGGAAACGATCATCCAATCCAGCGGTTACGCTCAGGAGTCCTTTGGACTTAAGGGCGATGGTGTGGCCACTACCGCAACGGAGATTACTGATCGTCAGCGAGCGTCGTTCACCACACGGGATAAGAAGATCATGTATTGGAGGCCTGCTCTCAAACACATCGTCAACGTGCTGTTGCTGATTGATCAGCAGCAATTCAACAGCGCAATCACGCCCGCGGAACCCGACCTCACCTTCCCTGACGCGGTGAGCGAGGATCCCACCACCGTGGCCACCACGCTGCAGCTTCTCGAGACGGCGCGCGCTATGTCCACCAAGATCAAGGTCGAACGCTTGCACCCGGAGTGGGACGATGCGGAGGTGAAAGAGGAAGTAGACCGCATCCAGCTCGAACAGGGCTTCGGCCCAGGCGCGCCCGCGGACCCGATCACGGTCCTAGGCGACATGGCGGGCAACAATCCTCCGGGAGCCCCTGGGGGCGATGGTGGCAAGCCTGGCGACGCACCGGGAGGAAAGGGGTCCACGGGCACGCCCCCGACGCACACCGCGCCAGGAGCTCCGCCGGCACCGGGCAAGGCTCCCGTGATCCCGGGCAGCAAAACGATCGGCACACCCGCACCGAAGGCGCCCGCGCGTACGGGGGTGAACTGACATTCGCTCGCATGGGAAGGATAAGGAATATGGCAATGTGGGGATCCTTGGATCCGGACAAACACAAAGAGGACGTGGACTCGACAACGTCCACAGTGGACAACGAAGTGGAGAAAGACAAGTGACAGAGCCAAATCCCGTGGAGTTGACCACGGTGTACGTCTCGATCAGCAACAGCGACGACAAGTTGTCTCAAGCCCAGTGGGCGCAATTCTGTCGAGAGTTCCGCCAGATCTTGGACCGTTTCGCACATCAGACCTACGGAGAGTGGTTCTCTGAATCTAGCGCCGCGTGGCAGAACGCGTGCCGTGCGATCGCCATGCGCACAATCGATACAGAGCACCTCAAAACCACGCTCCTCACACTCCGCACCCGCTACAACCAGGAGTCAATCGCCTGGGCCATCGTTCCCGAAACGGAGTTCATCTAATGTCCGAAGAACTGCCGAAGATTTCGGGGTACCGCCAGCTCTCCACCGATGAAATTGGCCTGATCAACGCGATCAAGGCCAGCGAAGCTCAGATCGGCGAATTGTGGCGCCAGATCTTCGCGCTGGACGGGATTGATAAGCGTGCCGCGTCGATCGCGCGCACGGACCTGCAGACCGGATTCATGTGGATGGCCCGGTCGGTCGCCCAGCCTGAGGAAACGTTCTGATGGCCGACGTGGAGCACGCCGAAGGTGTCAAGGCGGAGCTCGAGCCGAGCGGCTACGCGGTCCCCGACGACGGTAGCGACGTCACGCCCGAAGGCACCGACCTGCCCGCGGAGCACTTGGCCGGCGGTCGCTTCTACATCCCGGGTAAAGGCGAGAGCTGGCGGCCAGCCTGATGGCACTTGACCCGACCGAAGTAGACGCCACGGCCGCCGCGGTGGCGGAGCTGTACCGGGAAGCTGAGCTCACCCTGCTACAGATGATCACCGACCAGCTCAGCAAGGACGTGGCGAACGATCGGGTCAGCGACCAGCAATGGGCTCAACGCAAGCTTGCCGCGGTGCAAGCCCTCCGCACGGCGGCTGACGCGGTGGTGCGCAAATTGCACTCCACGTCGGCCGCCGATATCCGGCAAGCTCTGATGGATGGTTACCGGGTCGGCTGGGAAACCGCCTTCTCGAACCTGCCTGACGGGGTGCTCACCGCCGAACAGGTGGCCGCGCTGGGCGCCGCCGCGAATGAGCTCAACTTCGGCTCCGTGGAGGCGCTGGCCAGCGCGGTGAACTTCGACGTCGGCATGCGCGCGGGAAACATTCTGCGGGACACCGTGGACGCGTTCCGCCGTGCGATCGCCCAGACCACCGCCGCGGTGGTCACCGGAGTCCAGACGCGGCGCCAGGCCAGTCAGGCCGCGTGGTCGAAGCTGGCCAAAGAGGGCCTGATGTCGTTCCGGGACAAGGCCGGTCGCAAGTGGGCGCTTTCGAGCTACGTGGAGATGGCCACGCGCACGGCGACAATCCGCACGGGCACCACCGCCCAAGTCGATCGGCAGACGGCCGCGGGGATGGACCTAGTCTACGTCTCTGACCACGTCCAGGAGTGCAAGCTGTGCCGGCCGTTCGAGGGCAAGATCCTGCAGGTCGGGGGTGGAGCGATCGGCGATGTCCTGGTTCGGCACACCCTCACCAATAAGTGGATCACCGTGCACGTGAAGAACACGCTGGCGGGCGCGCGGCTCGAGGGCTTCCAGCACCCTAACTGCCGCCACACGCTCAGCGCGTACCTCCCCGGGGTCACGGAGCTCCCGACCGGTACGGAAGACCCTGAGGGCGACCTGGCGCGCCAGCAACAGCGCGCGCTCGAGCGGGCCATCCGCGCGGCGAAGGCGGATCAGGCCGCCGCGATCGACCCGGAGGCCAAACGGCTGGCCGGCGTGCGAGTGAAAGCGGCACAGGCCGTTATCCGCCAGCACCTCGAGAATCACCCGGAGCTCAAGCGGCTCAGCTACCGCGAACAGATCGGCGCGGGGTCGAAGGGCACGCTACCCACCAGTAGCAAGTCTCCGACCAGCACCGACACCACGCCCTCTCCTCGAGGGAAGTCCGAAACCCCGACCAGCGCCGATGCCGCGACGCCAACTCGAGTAGAGCCGAAGCCCCGACCTGCAGTGACTCCGCCGAAACCGCCCGCACCGAAGGCGACGGAACCCTCGAGCACGCCGAAAGCGGCTCCCTCGAACGAGCAAAAGCCAGTGGCACAGTCCACTCCTGATCAGGGGTTGCCAGTGGCACAGGCCACTACGGAGTCGAAGCCCGCGAAGCTGGACAAGGCCCGGGCGCTGGTCCACGCCAAGCGCGTGCTCGAGGGTTTCGGAGGCGTCTACGACTTCTTGGGTAAAGAGCACAAGGCGCGTTTCTTAGACGTCGTGGCAACCACGTTTGTGGGCGTTCCAGAAAAGAAGGTGGCTGCACTCAATTCCGTGTTCATAGGTACGCGTGAGGGCAGGGAAGATTCTCTAGGTCTGTACGTGCCGGCTGAGCGCGTGATCTATATCAAGCCTGAGCTGTTGCTTGAGGAGAAATACTACGCCACGTCTAGAGATGCCTGGAATTCCACAGGGTTCTACTCGACTACGGGTGACCGGAAGTTCTTACAGGTAGCCATGGATCATGAGTTTGGCCATCACCTGGACTTCCTGCAGAGCCCCGTACAGAGAAGTAACCTTTACTACGATATAACCAGCTCTAATCCAGAGTGGAATCAAATACCAGAGGACGACTGGCAAGGGGTGCAATTCATAGCTCTGAATAAGGACCGAATTACCAAAGAGATTGGTATCTACGCCGCTAAGAATCAGTACGAAACAATTGCGGAGCTGTACGCCCAATCACGAGGAAACGGGGTTCACACGACCATGTCCATGGTTACGCGCGCCTTGCTCGAGGAAGACAACTTCACCCAGGAGACCACATCATGAGCACCGTGCTACCCAACCGCGCCGACATCCTGCAGGTGCTCGAGGCGCTTCGACGAAGCCCTCAAACCCCGGATCGGGATCAGGCGATCGCGAAGTGTGAACGGGCGCTGAAAGAGTTGCCTGATTCAGCCTGAACGCCCAGGTAGGGCCTACTGTTACAGTGAAATCGTTCAGCCTCGATCACGGTGGCCAGGCGTCACCCTTCACGCACCGGGAGTGCACCCATGTTCATCCACCGAAACCGCATGCTCCGCTCCATCCTCGGGTCCACGGCGGGGCGCTTCGCGCATGTCGGCCGGACCAGCGGTGAGGGAGCGGGTGGCGGGAGCGGTGCTGGCACGGGGGAGGGCGGCGCGGGAACCGGAGACAAGGGCACTGGTGAGGGCGACAAGGGCGGAGATGGCGCTGGGGGAGACAAGGGCGCGGGTGAGGGTGGCAAGGACGGGGAAACCGAAGCTGAGAAAATCGTTCGGCTCGAAACCGCGCTGACCGCCGCGCGCAAGGAAGCGGGCAAGGACCGCACCACCGCGAAGGCGAAGGCCGCCGAAGACGCGCGTAAAGCTCTCCTGGACGACGTGGCCAAAGCCCTGGGGCTCAAAGAGGGCGAAACCGTCACGGCCGAACAGTTGCAAGATCAGCTCAAAGAGGCGAAGGCCGCCACAAACGACTCCAAAATTCAGCTGGCGGTGTACCGTTCAGCCAGCAAAGCGGGCGCCGATCCTGACGCCCTGTTGGACTCCCGGTCGTTCTTGACGTCCGTTCGGGAGCTCGACACCACCGCGAAGGATTTCGATGCCCTGGTGGCGGCGGAAATCAAAAGCGCGATCGAGAAAAACCCGAAGTTGAAAACGACTCCGACAGGCGCGGGTCGTAGCGGCGGAGAGTTCCCAGGCGGAACCGGAGCCGGAACAGCACGTTCAGCGTCACTTGGTGCCGCCGTTGGCAAGCACTACACCCCCTAATTCCGGGAGTCTCCACCATGCCCATCACTCTCGCTCAGGCCCAGGTGAACGCCGCGGCCGATATCAACTTTGCGGTGATCGACAACCTTCGCCGCTACTCCTGGCTGTTCGACCAGATCGTGTTCGACGACACGGTCACGCCCGGGACCGGCGGCGGGTCGCTGACCTACGCCTACACGCGGCTGATCACCCCCGCCGCGGCCGGTTTCCGAAAGATCAACCAGGAGTACACCGCCGGCCAGGCGACGCGCGCCCGATTCTCGAGCGACCTCAAGCCCCTGGGCGGGTCGTTCGCGGTGGACCGCGTCCTTGCCAACCTGGGCAACGCGGCCACGAACGAAATCACATTCCAGATGCAACAGCTGATCACCGCGACGCGTGGCAAGTTCCAGCGAGAGCTCATCTTGGGTGACACCGCCGTGGACGACGCGGGCTTCGACGGCCTGAGCAAGGCGCTGACCGGATCGACCACCGAAGTCAACGCGGTGCTGACGGACTGGACGCCTACCGGCGTGAACACCCAGATCGCAGCCAACGCCCGCCTGGACGAAGTGGATGCCTGGCTGGCGAACCTCGTCCCCAGCCACGTCGGCGGCGGGGACCAGGGCGCACCGGGCGCGCTCCCGGTCGGTCAGCGCGCGATCCTGGGCAACACGAAGTCGATCGTCCGTCTCCGCGCGATTCTGCGCTGGGCCGCGATGTACACCAGCACCAAAGACGACCTGGGCCGCAACGTCGAACGGTACGGCGAGTGGGTGCTGGTGGACCTGGGCGACCGGGAAGACGGCGCCGCGCCGATCATCCCCATCACCGCCGGCGGCCTGACCGACATCTACGCAGTCACCTTCGGCCTGGACTCCTTCCACGGCGCCAGCGTCGCCGGCCACCCGCTGGTACAGACCTGGATGCCCGACTTCACCACCGCGGGCGCGGTCAAGTCCGGGGAGCTTGAGATGGGTCCGATTTCGATGGTGCTCAAGAACACCAAGGCGGCGGCGGTCCTCCGCGGAATCAAGGTGGTCTGATGGGTGTCTTTCAGATCACGTCGCCGAACACGACGTACTCCGGGGAAACCGGACACTGCCAGTTCAGCAAGGGCCTGTACCGCGGCACGGTCAAGGCCGGCACGCTGAGCTACTTCGCCCAGGCGGGGTACAAGCTCGAGCTCACCGAAGGCGACCCGGATGGCGACGACTTCGACGTCGTGGAGCTGGACGCGGGCTTGGTGCTCGAGTGGCTTCGCGCGGTCGCCGAAGACCACCCGTCCGATATCGACCGGCTCAGCGGTGTGCAGATCACCAAGCTGGCGCTCGAGGACATCGAACGCCTGACCCTGGACCAGAACGTCTCGGGGGAGCCGATCGAGGCCGGCGAAGACCCGCTCAAGATCAACGGCCACGATCGGAACAAGGCGCCCGACGCCGGATTCGACCCTCAGGTCGACCCGTTCGCCGGCCAGGAGAACGACCCCAAGCGCCCGCCGGTCAACGACCCCAAAGACGCCTGGGTGGAATACGTCGTGGCGCTCAGCGCCGCACGCGGTGAGCCGATCACCGCGGTGGATGCGAACAAGCTCACCAAGAATGAGCTGATGGACTACCAGCCGAAAGGTGACGCTTAGTCATGACGGTTCACGGAACGTACAAGGGCGTTGTCCGGGAAGACCTGGGCTACCTCAACACGGGCGGGCGTCCGCACGATGCACTGTTCGCCAAGGCCAACCTCCCCCGACTGGCGCTCGAGGACCTGGCGGCGCCGCTGGCAACCGGCGTGATGACCGCGGTTCAGCTCTGGCTTACCGCCGGCGACGTCATCACCAGCCTGTCGTGGGTGAGCGGGTCCACCGCGGCCGGCACGCCCACCAACTACTGGACGGCCCTCTACTCCGACGCGGCGGTTCCGGCCCTGCTGGGCCAGTCCGCCGACCAACTGACCGCGGCCTGGGCGGCCGACACGTGGAAGACCCTGGCGCTGGCATCGCCCATCACCGTGCCGAAGTCGGGGAAGTACTGGGCCGCGATCAACGTCACCGCGACGACCCCGCCGACGCTGATGGGCATGCAGGCCGCCAAGCCCGTGCTGGCCGGCGAAACCAACCTGGCCGTCACCTCCGGAACCGGGCTCACCGGGACCGCTACGGCGACGCTGGCCGCCCCCGCGTGGACCCGCAAAGTCCCGCTGGTCGTAGCCAGCTAGCCCGTGCCAGTCACCTGGCCACCGTGGTTCGGCGCTCCGCACCGGATTCCCAATCGGACGGAGCGCCGCGCCCAGGCCCGATCACAGGCGAAGCGACAGAGGAAGGCGACCAGTGCCCACATACGAACGAATCGACGCTGACGGGGTCGTTCTCGAGCGGATCATCACGGTGGACCTCTCCGCGGAGGATCGCCGGCTGACGGCCCAATCGCGGGATCCGGAATCCGGCTGGGCCGAAGCGGTGGGCTCCGTGCGGGACTACACCCCCGATCGTGAGCCGATTCGGCCGAAGTTCACCGAACCGAATCGGACGGACCTCAAACCGGCCTGGGTTCAGTTCGCCGTGGACACGCGGGCGCTCACGCGCGAGGAAGCGGAGCAGTTCAGCAAGGCGGAGCTCATCAGCCACCTGACCGACGACGAAGACGATGCGCCAGGCGAAGAATCGCCCGACGACACCACCCCGCCCAGTGAGCTCGAGAGCTTCGACGCGGACAATGAGATGGAGACCTGATGGCCGCTCGAATAGTCCCCACACCCCAGCCGTTCACCTCCCTGGGCCTGACGGCCGCCTACACGGGTCCGACCGTGGATGGTGATTCGATCATGAATAACGGGGCTCGACTGCTCCACGTCACCAACGGCTCCGGGTCCTCGATCAACGTCACGGTCAACCTGGGCCGCACGATCGACGGCCAGGCGATCGCGGCGAAGGTGCACGCGATCGCGGCGGGGGCAAGCAAGTTCATCGGCCCATTCGGCGTGAACTACAGCCAACCGACCGGTGAAGTCCTGGTGGATTATTCCGCCATCACCACAGTCACCCGTGCCGTTTTCGAATACGTCAAGCCGTAAGCCATGTCCCGGGTATATGCGACGCGGGCTGACCTGGTGGCGTTCGTCCCCGGGACCGCTACGGTTCCCCCGGACCCGGAGGCCACCCGGCTGTTGCATTCCGCGTCGCGCCGCGTCGACTCGGCCATGAAAACGGCTGTGTATGACGTCGACTCCGTGACGTTGCTGCCCAAAGACGCCGCGGTGATCGAAGTCTTCCGGGACGCTACGTGCGCTCAGGCGTACTACTGGTTTCCGGAGATCGGTGGCGACGAAACGGGGAGCGGTGGCCAGTTTTCGGCGGTGTCGATCGGGTCGGTGAGCTTGAGTCGCGGCGCGGTGGCGTCGGGGGACAACGGACTGCCGGCGGCCGACCAGCTGTGCATCCAGGCGGCCGAGATCCTGCTCAGCTCCGGGCTGTTGCCCGGGGTGATTACGAACTACTACTGAGGGGAGGTTCGATGGGCGCTGTTCCAGCCTGGCTGTTGCGCCACACGGCGACCATTGAGCCCTACCTGGGCAACAGCGCCACGGGCCCGCTCTACGGCCCTCCGGTGACCGTTGCGTGCTTCGTGGACGCCAAGCGCCGCATGGTGCGCGACGCCACGGGAACACAGGTGGTCAGCAACACCACGATCATCTGCCCGCTGAGCACCGTGGCGCCAGCCGAGTCGAAGGTGACGAACGCCAACGGCACCAACGGCACGGTGCTGCAGTCGCTTCGGCGGGATGGTGGCGGACTGCCGACGCCGGATCACCTCGAGCTGAGCCTGACATGAGCCTTCGGATGGAGTTCAAGGCCGGCGACTTCGCGCGGATCGAGCTAATGCTCAAGAAGGGCGAGAGCAAGGGCCTGCACAAGGCCGCGGAGCATGTCCTGGGGGAGTCCCGTAAGCGGGTGCCGCTCGAGGAAGGAACGCTCAGCGCGTCGGGGAAGGCCTCCGTGGACGATGTGGCGCTCCGGGCCGCAGTGTCTTACGACACGGTGTACGCGGTTCGCCAGCACGAAGAACTGACATGGCGGCATGATCCCGGGCGCACGGCCAAATATCTCGAGGCGGTGCTGATCGAGCAACAGCAAACGGTGGCCGAAATTATCCGCGCTGAGCTCAAGTTTGGATTCGGGCGATGATTCTTGAGGAAGCGTTCGCTCGACTGTTAGCGGACAAGGGGCTGGGCACGTTCTCCTTATCGGATGCGTCCGGCACCATCTACCTGATTACGCTCCCCCAATCCCCTGATGAATGCATGGCGGTGGCCACGTATGCGGGAGTGGAAAGCGATTCCCGATTGCCCTACGACGAACCCAACATCCAAGTTCGGGTGCGGGGAACGAAAGACAACGCGCCTTCGGTGAAGATGCGCGCTCAATCTGTATACGACGCGATTCACGGCTTGGGGAATTACACCTTGGCTGATGGGTCCGTAATACAGCTGGCGGTAGGTAACCAGGCGGGCCCGATATACATCGCTCGGGACTCTCTGAATCGTCATGAATACACCGTAAATTTCCGTACCGAAATATGGCGGCCTACCGTCAACAGAGCATGAGAGGCAAGTCATGACACTTCGCAAGATCAACGCGCGAGACGTCACCATTCAAGTGGCACTGGTGGACGGAACCACCTGGGTGGAAGTCGGCGGGCTGAACAGCGCCACGCCGAAGCTGGCCGAGAACGAAGAAAGCGTCGACACCACCACGTTTTCCAGCCAGGGCAACTACGAGGGTGAGATCATGCAGCGCGGCGCGTCGCTGGCGCTCGAGGGCTTCGTTCTCAAGGACGACATCACCGGGGCGCCGAATCCTGGTCAGGACCGGTGCACTCAGCTGGCCCTGTTGACCGGCTACGCGTCGCTGGGCAAGATTCGGTTCCGCGCCCCGGTCGACACCAACTGGACTGTGTGGAACGAAGCCACGTTCTCCGTGGGAGAGCAGGGCGGCGGAAACAACGACAAGATCAGCTGGAAGTGCGACATCATGCGCTCCGGCCCGTCCGTGCTGGTGTCGGTGAGCTGACCATGACACAGCCTGGCGGGGAAGGCATGGACACAGGTTTGCCCGCGCCCACAGCGGAGGAAATCCGTGCGTGGCGCGAGTTCCAAGCGGGTGAGCGCGCACGCCTGGCGCTCGACATGATCAAAGAGGCGGACGCACGCGCGCTCACCGCGGTACCGGATCCCGACGATGCCGACGACATCGTTCACGACTTCGACGCCGACTGGGCCGCGCGCGACGCGAAGGCGCCCAAGGTCAAAATCTGCGGGAAGGTGTACCGGCTCCCCGGGGAAATTCCCGCGAAGATCATCCTGTACGCGGCCAAGGCCAAGAAATCCGGGCTCGCGGCAACCGACGTCGTGGACGAAACACAGCTGGTCGACATGCTGAATTCGTTGCTGGGCAAGGACAACGTCGCTCAGATCATGGACGACGGCTTGGGTGTTCGCCAGATGGCGGACGTCATGAATTACTGCATGGACACGTACAAGGACATGATGCCAGGGGCGGCCACCACGGGGGAAGTTCCAGCCCCGCTACGGGGCAATCCGACCACGCCATAAAGATGATCTTCAAATACTGGCGCTTCCTCCGCGCGGACTGGCGAAGGGAGTACCGCGTAGAGCTGATGGACGACCTGGACGCGGGGATCTCCTGGACGGAGTTCTCCACGTTCCTGTTAGGACTGTCGGCCGACGCGGTGTGGCGCCAGGTCACAGCGAACGAGCCCGTGGAGATGTCGTCGGAGGAAGCGTCCAGCATCCTCAGTCGGCTGTAGAGGAAGGGGTACCCGGTGGCGTTGTCTATCGGTGAGCTTGTCGGGTACCTCGATCTCAAGGACACCGATTTCTCTCGCAAAATGGTGGAAAACCGCGCGAAGATGAAAGCCTTCGCCGCGGATCTCCCCAACACCGATGGCTTTGAGAACGGTCTGAAAAAGGTCGGAACAGCTCTGGTCGGTGTGGGTGCCGGCATGTTCACGCTCAAGGGCTTGGCGGCCTCCCTGGGCCCTCAGCTATTGGCCATGGTCGCCCCGACGCTACCGGCCCTATTGATCATGCCGGGCGCGATCGCGGCTATCGCTGGGGCCATGATCACGTGGAAGCTGGGCGCTGACGGGGTCAAGAAAGCGTTCGAGGCGCTGACCCCGACTCTGGACAAACTCAAGGCGAACGTCTCCGCCACGTTTGAAAAGGGCATGGCGCCCGCCGTGCAAAACCTCAAGGGCATTATCCCCCAGCTGACTTCCGGATTTCAGGGCGTCGCGGGCGCGATCAGCGGCGTGGCCGTCAAATTCACGGAAATGCTCAAGCAAAAAGCGTCCGTTGTCGACCTGCAGGCGATCCTTAACAGCTCCAAACTGGTGGTGCAAAACCTGGGTGCGGCCTTCGCCCCGATCGTGCAAGCGTTGCTGGACATAGCTTCTGTCGGCGCCAACACGTTCCAGGGCCTCACCGAAGGTGCCGGCGGGCTGGCTCAGCGCTTCGCTGATTTCATCCGTGCGGCCAAGGAATCCGGCCAGCTTCACGACTGGATGCAAGGCGGTATCGAGGCGATCAAGAGCCTGGTGGCGTTCTTCGGCCAGCTGGGGTCGATCGTTGTCGGCGTATTCTCCGCCTTGCACGCCGGCGGGATGGGCATCGGTTCGTGGCTGGGCCCAGCGGTGACCATGCTGGACGCCTTCGTGCATAGCGCCGAAGGGCAGGCCGCGTTCACCGCGCTGGGCTCCGCCATCGCCCTGGTGGGCAACACCGTATCCACCGTGCTCAAGGCGGCGCTCGAGGCCATCGCCCCGGTGATCCCGCCGCTGATCGACGCCTTCACCCAGCTCATCGAAGGCCTGCCCTGGGGTGCGCTCACCGACGCGCTGGGCCTCACCGGGCAATTGCTGGGCCTGGTGGCCCGCTTCCTGGCCGAGAACATGTCGTGGATCGAGCCGCTGGCTATCGGGTACGCGATCCTGACGGCCGCAACCTGGTTGCTCAACTACGCCCTGGACGCAAACCCCATCGGGGTGGTGATCATCGCCCTGGTGGCGCTGGTGGCAGTGGTTCAGCTGGTGATCGAGAATTGGTCCTCCATCGCGGGTTTCTTCACCGATTTGTGGAACACCATTTGGAAGTGGACGTCGGATCGTATTTCCGATATCCGTGATTTCATTGTCAACACGTTCAACAATATTGTGTCATTCTTCTCCGGTCTGGGATCGAGCATTGCTACCGCGTTTATGGCGGTGCTCGATTGGTTCGCCAGCCTGCCTATGAAGATCGGCGCTTTCCTGCTCACCCTCCCCGGGATCGTCGGGAACGCACTGCTCTCCGCGATGCAATGGGGCTTGAACGCGATAGTCCAGGGCGTGGAGTGGATCATCGCGGCGGCTATCGCGCTCCCGCTCCGGATCATCGAAGCGGTGGCCACCTTCGGACCGATGATCGTGCAGTGGGCGATCGACGCCTTCGTGAGCCTGATCGCGACTGTCGTGGAGTGGATTGTTCAGCTGGTGGCGTGGTTCCAGACGTTGCCGGACCGGATCATCCAGGCGGTGGTGGTCTTCGCGATCATGCTCCGGGACTGGATTGTGGGCGCGTTTATCGAGCTGTACAACGCCGCTGTGCAGAAAGCGGCGGAGCTGATCGACTGGGTGCGCGGCCTGCCGGGCCGGATCGTGGACGGGATCCGCAACCTGGCGAACATGCTGGGCGATGCCGCGCGCAACGCCTGGAACGCGTTCAAGGATGGCGCGGTAACGGTGGGCTCCGCCCTGCTGGACTGGGTGCGCAGCATCCCGGGGTGGATCATGGACCGGCTGGGCGACCTGGGCAACCTACTGCTGGGCGCGGGCAAGGCGATCATCAATGGCCTGCTCAACGGAATCAAGGCCGCGGCGGGCGCGGTGTGGGACTTCGTCAGCGGGATCGGCGACAAAATCGCCTCGCTCAAGGGCCCGCTCCCCTACGACAAAACACTGCTGATCCCCGCTGGTCTCGCGATCATGGCTGGTCTCCACAACGGCCTGGTGACCGGGCTGGCTCCGGTGCTCGACATGGTCAGCGGCGTAGCCGATCAACTGGTAACCGCGTTCGGCGGGCCCACGTTGTCGGTGGGCGTCAACGGGGCGGGCGCCAGCCTGGTGGCACCGAACGGCGCTACGGGGACGCCTGGGGACAGCTCAGCCCGTCCGCTGGTCCATATCGACAACTACCATCCGCCGGCCGACGCGTCGCCGGATCAGGTGGCCGTCGATCTTGACTGGCTGGCAAAGAGCGGGGGCAAGTGATGGCCGGCGAACTGGTGACACTGGACGGGGGAATCCAGTGGCGGGGACTACTGCTGGGTACGGGGTCGGTGTACGGCACGACGAAGCTCGAGGGTCTTCGGGACCTGCCGCCCCAGCGCGGCGGAAACTCCCCGCTCCCGAACCGCCACGGGTCTTATCCGGGCCAGCGGCTCAGCGGAGATCGGACGATCACCTGGTCATTCAAGGTGTCGAAAATCGCGCTCGAGGCCTTCGGCGGCGCGATCGACGACCTGTTGCGCGTGAGCGCGCCCGACGAAAACCCTGTCGAGGAGAGTTTGGTTATCCAACTGGATGGCCGCCAGGTATACACCGAAGCGCGGTTGGTTCGCCGCGCGATCACCGCGGACAAAAACTACCTCCGCGGGTACGTGGAAGGCGCGGTCGCCTGGGAGTCCACCGACCCGCGACTCTACGAAGTGTCGGAAAGCTCGAGCTCCGCCGCGCTGGCGGTCGCCGCCGGCGGTGGCCTGGACTTTGGGTCAGGTGGCCTGGACTTCGGGGTGCCTGTCACGGAAGGGCTCGACTTCGGCGCGGGAACGTCGGGGGGCGTGCTGAGCGCGGCGGTCGGTGGCCACGTACCCACCTGGCCACGGTTCCAGATTCAGGGCCCGGTCACCGGTCCGCAAATCACCTACGGCGGCCGGACGCTGGCCTTCGACCCCAGCTGGACGCTTCCCGATGGCCCGCCGTTGATCATTGACACTCGGCCGCGCTACCTCTCCGTGACGCTGAACGGGGTCAGCCAGCGGAACCGGTTGTTCTTCGCCCAGTGGACCCCGTTCCTGCCCGGGGTCACTACCCAAGTGCAATTCTCAGCCGCCGCGTACTCCGCATCCGCCCAACTCACCGCGTTCTGGCGCGGCGCGATCCACTAGAGAGGTTTGATCATGGCTGAGCGCGATAGCTGGGCGACGATGAACGGAGCCACCCGCGTGCTGGACGCGGAGGACTCCCGGATTGCTACGGGCATCTTCCTGACCCCCGGAGCCACTGCCCTGACCGGCCGCCAGGGGATCCGGCTGGCTCCGGGCAACCCGTTCGCGGTGACTGCGACCGGCACGCCCGACGCAAATATCCACATCGCCAAGGGACAACTGAACCTCACCGCCACCCGCGGATCCGGGGCCTACCTGTGCACGCTGGACGCGGACAAAACGATCAACGCCCTGGCGACGCCGGCACACGCGACGAACGCGCGGCGGGACCTGATCATCGCCCAGCAAACCGACACCTACTACGGCGATCCGGCCCCGACGTCGTTCGTGCTCCGCTACATCGTCGGCACGCCCGCCGGCTCCCCGGTGGACCCGGTCGTGACCGGCTCCCCGGACTACATGCTCATTGCGCGCGTGCGCGTCCCCGCGCTCACCACCGCCATCACAAACGCGCTGATCGACGATCTCCGTCCCGCGTGGATGGTGGCACTGGGCGGGGTGCTCCCCGTCTCGAGCGCGGCGGAGCGCACAGCGCTGAGCGCGTACGAAGGCCAGGTCGTATACCGGCGGGACCTGGACATCCTGGAATTCTTCGACGCGGTGGCCTGGCGCTCCGTCGGTACGCCCGCGGTGAGCTCCCTGGCCTCGATCACCGACCCCTACACCGACCAGCTGGCCATCCTCACCACTGACCATCAGCTCTACCGGTGGACCGGGTCGGTGTGGATCCGCCAGGGTATGTCGAACGCGGGGGGCAAGCGCTATGTCACCCCGGGCACGCTGGCCACGGTCGGTGGTACGCCCATCGCTATGGGTATGGATACGGGCTCGATCACTTTTCTCGCGAACTGTGAGTACAAGATCAAGTTCGTCGCCAGTTTTCAGGTCACCGCAACCGGAGACATGTTCGACTTCCAGATCTGCGATACGACCATTGCGGGCGCGGTGATGGCGAACAACCTGTGCAACGGGAGCGGATTGCCAGGCGGGCCCCTTCGGCAGATCGAAATCCAGTGCGATTACAAGCCCGGAGCGTCCAATGTCACCAAGACCTTTGTCGGTCGCCTGCAACGCTGGGCGGGAACAGGCACATGCTCCGTGATGGCGGTCGCAAATGGACAGACGTATACCGAAGTGATCTGTACCGGCATCGCCACCAACACTACGGATGTGTGAGTGATGGCTGACCACGTAGCGGTCTACTCCTACATGATCCACGACCTGGTGACCAACCGACCGATCTGCAACGTTCCGTTACAGGGAGCCAAATATTCGAAGGTTCTCAACGATTCCGGGCAGGCCAGCGGAAAGTTCCAAGTCGAGAGTCGCGATCAGGGTCGGCGCATGGTCGAAGACCCTTACGACGCAACGACTCCGGGACGCCGCTCCCTGGTGATCTACCGAGACGAGCTACCCGTGTGGGCGGGGATCATCTGGACGCGAAAATACGATTCCACCAGCGGCATGGTGGACATCGGGTGCGGTGATTTCTGGTCCTACTTCGACCACCGCAAGGTGCTCCCCGTGCTGGGAATGCCGATCAACCCGACCTATGACATCGCGGGCGCCAAGGTCATCTATCCGAACACGGAGCAAAACCAGATAGCCCGCAACCTGGTCGCCTTGGCTCAGACGAGCACCGGGGGCAACATCGGGATTGTCTCCGACGCGTCCACGTCCCTGATCAACCGGGACCGGGAATACGACGGTTACTCGCTGATCGACACAGGGACCGCGCTCCGCAACCTGGCTTCGGTGATCGACGGCCCGGATATGGCATTCGACGTGGGCGGGCCCGACGCGAACGGCCTGCCGATCCGCCAGTTCCGCCAAGGCGTGCCGCGCCTGGGCCAGAGTGGGTCGGCCTGGGTGTGGGAGCTGGGCGGCAATCTGGTGTCCTACAACTGGCCTTCGGACGCTGCCCGGTACGCGTCGCGCGCGTTCGCGCTGGGGGAAGGCACCGTAGAGGGGACCATGATCGCGGTGAGCGAAGACACCAGCCGCTACAGCCAGGGGTTCCCGCTGATGGAGGTGGAGACCAGCTATCCCACCGTGAGCGATGTGAGCACGCTGCAGGCGCACGCCGACGCTGACCAGCGAAACTCTCGGCTCCCTGTGGTGCTCCCGACGCTGATCGTCCGCGGCGACCGCTCACCGGTCGTAGGGGAGTGGGGCCTGGGCGACGACGCGCGGGTCATTATCGACGACGATTTCATGGTGTACGGGGTCGACACCAGTATGCGTATTGTGAAGGCAGAGGTCACCCCCGGGGAAGACCTCGAGACGGTGGCACTGACGATGGCGCCGTTGCTGGACGACGTAGCGTAGAAGCGGGGAATTATGGGTGTGGTCAACGTTCCGACGAACGTGCTCGATCGGGTCATCGCGCTCGAGCAAGGCTTGGAACAGATCCGCAAGCTGGCGGGGCTGACGTCCGCGATCATCCGGCGTGGCGGGCTGACGTTGCTGGACGATTCGTTCATCAAAATGGTGGACGACCTGGGAACCCAGGTGCTCTACGTCGGACCAAACTCGGGTGGCCAGCAAATTTTCCTTCTCAAGCGAGAGAACGGTTCCGCGGTCCTGCAGTCGGACTATTTCGCCGGCCAGCCGTTCTTTGCCATGCGGGATCAGAACAACGTGATTCTGTTCTCCGACAATGCGGCGGGGCTGGGGGGGATGGCGCGGCCGTGGCTCCCGGTCCCCATGCAACCCATGTTCCGTGACTGGGCGAACAGCACTCCCGTTGCGCCACAAGGAGAATTCTTCCAGTACCACGTTACCCGGAACGATCTTATCGCCAGCGAGATAGCGATTTACCAGGGCGCCGCGTCGATTCTCCACAAGTTTATGGAAGTCACCGGAATTTTCGGATTTGCGGTGGGATCCAACGCAGTGACGTACCGGCTTCGACTCAACGGAACGGTGGTCGGGACCTGGACGGCCAACTTCGGCGCCACCGGGATGACCACACCTCGATTCGATGTGAGTGCGTATCTTGATCTGAACGCAGTCCAGGTTCAAGTTACCGCCCAGGCGGGCGGTGGCTCTGCAGGTCTGTCCTCCGTCCAGGTGGACAGTGTCTACATGCGACAGTAGGAAGGCAAACTAATGACAGTCCGAATCACCGCCAAAGCTCGGTGCGAAGGCAACAGCCCCAGCGACTACCCCCCGGACACCCACCGAGTCTCCTTCGCCCCCGACTACCAGGATGGCCGCAATAAGGAGTGGGCCGCGGCCACGCCGACGCTGCAGATCACCTTGGGCATGCAGAGCTCCGTGGCGGAGAACTTCGTCGTCGGGGACAAATACACCGTGACGTTCGAGAAGACGGAGGACTGATCCGGTGACGCTGTGGGGCGACTATTCCGGCGGCCGGCCCTCCGGTGACGCCCTTCTCCGCGGTGGCTTTAGCGGGGTGATCCGCTACGCCGGAATGGGCAATGCTGGGAAGCGCATTACCGCGGCGGAATACAAGGACCTGGTCGCCACGTTCGGCGCGGAGAACGTGCACTTCGTCGTGGAGCTGGGCACCGGGGACACCTGGGGCAGCGTCACCGACGACGATCGTGCACGTGGCCAGGCGTACGCGCGTGCGGGACTGGCGGATCTGCGCGCCGCGGGCGTCCCCGATTGGGTGGGCGTCGCGGGCGCGTCGGACGCTCACGCCACATCCCCGTGGCAGATCACCGACACCGTGGAATTCCAGCAGGGCTTTATCGATGTGCTGGGCCTGGCGCGCACCGGGCACTACGGGTTCCAGGAAACTCAGGTCCGCGTGCACGATGCGGGCGCGGCCACATGGTTTTGGCGATGCGGTTCCGAACCCAGCATCGAAGACAAGAAATGGGTGAACGTCTGGCAGCGAAACCCGGGAAACCGCATCGGGCCCACCAGCGTCACCGTGTCCGGCGTAGCAGTCGACGTCAACCAGGTATACCGACCGATTTCAGGAGACATCGCTATGGCACTCGAGCTCACTACCGGGGTACCGCTGGTTACCAGCCTGCCGGATCACCCGGTCACGAAGTTGTTTCAGTCGATCGTGGCGGAAGACTACGCCCGGATTGCCAACCTGGAATCGTGGTTCCGGCCTGCCGGCGACCCCAACTTCCCGGAGGGCCCGCTAGCGAAAGCGCTTCGCGTGGCCGGCGACGCGTCGGCACCCGTGATCGACTATGACAAGCTGGCCGCCGCGCTCAAAGGGTCCGCCGTGGCCGCGCTCAGTGACGCGGACGTGGCCCGAATCGCCGAAGCTGTCCTGGACGAGCAACACCGCCGGGACGAAGCGTGAGCGCCTATCTCAAGGACCTGGCGGAGCGCGTCGCGACGTCGTTCGTCAGCGGCCTGGCCACGTCCGTGGCGCTCAACGCCTACACGGATCTGGGCTGGAAAGCGTGGCTCACCGGGATGGGCGTGTCCGGCCTGGTGTCCGTTGTCAAGGGCCTGGCCGCCAAGCTGGTGGGCTCGAAAACCAGCGCGTCGCTGGTCCCCACTCAGCACAACGATTACGGCTGAGGGTTGCCGGGCAACCGCCCCGTTCCCGACCTGGGGCGGTTGCCTGACACACAGCCTAAATATGTCACACCAGGGGAGCATAATGGAGGGGCTGGACGACGGAGAGTGATGGGGCCACGGGATGCTGACGCCAGAATTGATCGCGGCTCTCTTGGCGTCCCCGGTCCTCACCTCGATCGCGGGCCTGTTCGCAAAGCGCTGGAACGATCGGCGCACTCGCGCGCTGCAGGGCGAATCCACTGCGTTCACCCGACTCGAGCAAGAGAACGTGCGCGCCGCGGAACGCATCCGGGATCTGGAAAAACGAGTCAAGGAGCTCGAGGCGTCGGAGGACACGATGCGTGACGAACGAAACCGGGCGCGCACGGACGCGGCATACTGGCGCGGCAAGCGGGAAGGTGCGGAGGCGAATCCCCAGTGAACGACCAGCCCACACGGATGACCCCGAAGGGCAAAGAGCTCTCCGACCAGTACCGGACGCGGCGCAAGGTCAGCGCGCGGCAACCGGTGCTCAACGTGGTGGTCTTGGTGTCGCTGGCGCTGTTGCTCGCCTTCGCCGGCTGGGCGATCGGCGACCTGATGGCGACCGCTCGAGCCAACGACGATCAGGACACCGCCATCAGCCGGATCAATCAGAAGTTGCTCACCGTGTGCCAGAAGGTCCCCGCCGGCCAGCTCTCGCCGAACGAGAAGGACGGGTGCGTCCAGGCCTCCCAGTCGCCGGCCGTGGCCGAAGCCCCGGAGGTCACCGACGCGCGAATTCGGACGCTGGTCCGCGGAGTGCTGGCTGAAACCCCGCCGATCCCCGGGCCCGCCGGCCGCGACGCGCCTGCAGTCGACGTGGACGCGGTGGTGACCCGCGTACGCGCGCTGATCCCGACGCCGGCGAACGGCCAGCCCGGTCAGGATGCCCCCGACCCCTCCGACGCCCGATTGACGGGGCTGATCCGCACGGTGCTGGCCGAGAACCCGCCGAAAGACGGGAAGGACGGAGAGAGCCCTCCGTGCCTGTCGGAGCCGCGCCAGTGCCGCGGGGACGATGGCGTTCCCGGAGCTGCAGGCGCCGAAGGCCCGACCGGGCCGGCGGGGGCAAGCTGTCCGGAGGGCTACGCCTTCGCTCCCGGGCCGAAGCTACTGCCCACCGAACCGGACACGATGATCTGTACAGCGACCGGCTGAGCCCCCCTCGAGCCGCGCCCGGTTGTCCCCCGCACGGCCGCGCGCGAGAGAACCCCCGCACTGACCGGAGTCGTCACCGGTTGCTCAGTGCGGGGGTTCTCTGTTACTCGCTATTTCCCGTTGTCAGGGAACAGCAAATCTTTCAGCTTGTCGCCCAACGGCTTGTCTTTGTCGGACTCCGTCTCGTTCTGCATGTCCACCGCGTCGTCCGTGTTATCGACCTTGTCTTTGTCGGTCCCTTTGGGCATTAGGCAGGCCGCCTGCTCACAATGGCCCGCTCCGCCACGTTGCCGCACTGGGAGCACAGGGTTACCCGGTAGGTGATAATTTCCGGGCCTACCTTGATTTCTTCGGTGCTGACGGGCCCCAGGACATCGTGGGTGTGTCTCACGTCGGCCGCCTATTGGTGATCGAGCGGCGGACACCCTCGCCACACACGGAGCAATGAACGATGGTCCATGTGATCACTTCGTCGCGACCCGCCGCGTCTTCCGTGGTGATCGAACCGTTGGTGTCACAGGTGTGCGCCTCTTCTTTAGCCATTAGTTCTCTTTCACGGGGCGTGTTGTGGTGTTGCTATCGGTGACGTATCCGCACACCGAACAGTGGTAAATCTTCGTGGTGTACTCGAATCCATCGCGCACTCCGCCAAGTTCCAGACTGACAAATCCGGATTTGTCGCAAGTGTGTTCTTCGGGTTTCGCCATCAGGCCTATTCCTTAAACCGATTGACCTCACGGCGTGATATTTCGTAACCGCACCAACACAACGTAGTTTCGTAAACCACCACGTAATCACCCTCTTTAGCGGTGGCTGATCCGGTACTGGTCTGCTCGTGCGGACCCCTGTGTGCGGCCATTGAGGAATTTCCTTAGCTTCGTGGTCTGAACTTGTGAGGAAATAGTACCACGACATGCTCATTACTGTCTACTACTGTCTACTACTCCAGACGGGTGGCCGGCTCGAGTTTTCCGGATCCGCGCCCGACTAGCCCAGCGCGCTCGAGCCGGCTCTTACCTGGCTATCCTGACCCGCTCCGCTACCCGGAGTTGGCGACTGCGCCGAACACGATCACCGCGGCCACCCAACCGGCCACCAGCGCCAGGAACCCCAGCGCCAGGAATTCGTGATCCTCAAGCACGCGGCGCGGCGATCGTGGCCTCCGTCGCAACGCGTGCCGCGGGTTCCGGGTGTAGCGGACGTTCGCGACGAACAGCGCCCAGAGCACGGTGAGCGGTCGCCAGGCGATCGGCGGGACGATGGTGGTCACAACACGCCTCTTACCTGATCGCGCATCCAGGCCATGGCGTGAGCGGCGCACGCTTCGCACTGCGAAGGGCCCGGGCAGGCGGTCGGGTGCTCGAGCAAGGCCGACCGCTCCGGATCCGGCCCGTCGCCGATCCACCACCCGTGATTCGTCCGATCGGGTACCCGAGTGACGCCAATCGGCTCAGACCAGGCGCCCGAATGCTCGAGCTGGCCGACTGCAGGGGACACCGCGGTGTCGTCGTCGGCCGCGGGCGCGCGCCGCTTACCCACGTACGTCTCCGCGCCCGATGCGGCAACCCTCCGGCGAACCAAGCCCAGCGCCCAGTGGACCAGCTTCCCGTCCACGCGTTGCAAGAGCACGGTCGGCGCCTCCATCACGCCGACGCACACCCCGCGGTGGATCACGGTGTTCGGGTCGGCACCGCTGACCGCTTCGACCTCCGCGCCTTCGTTCGCCCACTGGCGCGCTTCGTAGGGGAACGGCCGCAAACCGACCGGAGCTGTGTTCGAATCGGCGTGCCGCTCGAGCACTGCAGTGGCGTGCTGATCGGCGCGGTGATCCGGGAGGTACTGAGCCGGCGAAAGCTGCAGCTCGAGCAACCAGCCCACCAGGCGGTGAGCGGTTTGTGACCAGTCGCACCCTTCGGCCGTGGCCAGCCGTAAGGCTTCGGTCATTCGCTCAGTTACATCGTCTGGAAGTTGAACGGGACGATACTTTGTCATAGCCTTCCCCGTATTTCTTATAGAGCGTGACGTCCACCATGAATTTCGGCAGAATCCCCGCGTCTTTGGCGCACAGCCGCGCCGCGTGTTCGTGCCTGGAACGCTGACCTATTTCCTCTCCCCGCGCATTGAAGACGTGATAGAGCGGAGTCGGGTGCCCGGAGACGCGTTGCACGCGGCCCAGCTGGCGACCTTCGCCGATATCCTTGCCCTCGAACACTTCCGCGTATCCGGGCTCCGTGAGCACCACGTGGATATCGCGGATCTGTTTGCGGGGTCCGTCGTGCCTAGCCAAGGTCGCCCCGGAGCGCCTTAGCTACCTCGCTGGCCAAGTCGCCGGCCACGATAAGCCCGTACTCCGGGCGGCTCATCTCCGCGGCTCGAACCATCCGCTCCACGACCACGCCCACCAGCGTGAGGCGTCGACACGCGGTATCGGCGCTGATGTCGGTGTCGACGGCCAGACTGTGCAGAGCCGCGCGCACGTCGTCGGCAGTGGCCAGAGGCTCCGTGCACGGGCGGATCTTCTCCCGCTCGAGCTTGCGATCGTAAAATCGGAGCACGTCGTCCGCGCGCTCGTGTGCGGCCTTGTTCGTGGCCACGTGGCCACACCAGGTGCACTTCCAACGGAACCCGCCCCCGCGATTCGTGGTGGGCTCCCAGCGGCGCGGCGGGATGGCCGGATTGTCGTTTGTCACTCTTGCACGTCCCTTTCCTGGGCGACCGCCACCGCGATGCGACGCCAGCGGTTTCGGGTGTGCGTGTGCTCCTTGTCCCACTGCTGAGATTCGGTCGGCAGTGCGGTGGTGTACGCGATGATGGCCAGAGCGGTGGCCTGTTCAGGGCTGATCCGACGCTTCGCCTTGATACGTATGACTTTGACCGCCCCGGGACGCGGGTTGACCGTAATGTCCTTGACTGCGTCGAAGTCCTCGAGCCACCCCATGCGCGCGGCCAGGACCACCAGGGAAACTCGGGTGCCCGTACCGGTTTTCTGCATGAGTCGGCGAACATGCGTTTTCACGGTGTCTTCCGAAATAAACAGCTTTTGGCCGATCTCTTTATTGGTCAGCCCCAGCGCCACCAGCTCGAGCACTTCCTTGTGCCTGGCGGAGATGAAGATTCTGTTCGCGTTCGGGTCCTTTTTCTTCGGCCCGTAGCTTTCACGCTCGTCTGGCAGAACCACCAGCTCTATGCGCTCCGGGGGAGTCACTTCGTCCACGTGCACGAGCCATTCAGCTCGAGGTACTGGCCGGCCTTGAGCGTGATCTGTGAAACGCCGGAGGTGTTGCCATTCGCGAGGATCGCGGCGAAGTCCCCCGAGTCGTCCTTGCGCTTCGCCCAGTAGCAGCTCCCGACCAGGTCACCAGTCTCCGGACCGGCGGTGTGATACGTCGCTCCCGCTTGCATCTCATCAGCGGAGGTCGGCGACGTCACCGCGTGGTACAGGCCGCTCCGCAACGTCCCGGGGCTCGAGACCTGCAGGGGCTCCGCGGGGATCGACTCCGCCGGCGGAGTCGGTGTGATCAGGATCGTCCCGGCCGTCCAGCCGGTCGCCGGGAAGCTGCGCGGCTGAGCGTCATCGCTGATCGCGATCGCGCCGACGATGGCGGCCACCCCCGCGGTGACGAGCAATCCGGTTGTCAGTTTACGCATTGTGATACTTCTTTCCTCACAGTAGTGGGTAAAGGGCGGGCGGCTCGAGCCAGTGGAGCTCCCCGTCTCGAGCCGCCCTATCGTCCCGCCAGGATTCGAACCTGTCACGCCCCCTGGGCCCGGAGACGCTTTCGCCGCGATAGTGCGGGACGAACTTTGTGGAGACAGGCCACCTCAGCGCCTCGATTTGCACGGAGCACCCGGAGCGCTCCGGATCCCCTACTCGGGTTTTGATGACCTGCCTCGCGTGGATCCGCCAGGACTTGAACCTGGACACCCGCTCAATGCCTCCCGGCATGTTGCGGCGCTCTGCCAATTGAGCTGTACGGACCCCCAACCGTCCCCCTGTTTGCCGCGTCTGTCGCCCAGGGGGACGGAGGCCTCTCCTCGGTCTGCAGCGGTAGGGGAAATTCCTCAAAACCCCGCCGCGCTGACTGTGGAAAGGGGTACTACACCTGGCGGCCGGACCACGAAGCGACGACCGCCAGGGGACTGAGGTTACTGCCCGGGGTAACCCTGCTGGGCCGGCGGACCGGCCTGCTGACCCTGGGGAGCGAACGGGTCGTATCCGGCGGGCGCGCCCTGCTGGGGGTAACCCTGCTGAGCGGGCGCCTGCTGGTACTGCTGTTGCGGTGGCGCGGCCTGCTGACCCTGGGGAGCGAACGGGTCGTATCCGGCGGGCTGACCCGGCTGAGCCGGCGGACCCTGGGGAGTCCCCGGAGCCGCGTACTGAGCAGGGTTGTATCCCTGCTGAGCCGGCGGACCAGCCTGCTGTTGCGGAGTTGCGGCCGCGACTTCGGCGGGACCGGGCATCCACGCGGGCTGACTGGGCGCCTGCTGGGGGTAACCCTGCTGAGCGGGGGGACCGGCCTGCTGGCCGGCGAACGGGTCGTAACCCGCGGTCGCGCCCTGCTGAGCCTGAGCGGGGTACCCGCCCTGAGCCGCGTATTGCGGTTGCGGTGCCTGTGCCGGCGGGCCCTGCTGGTACTGCTGAGCCGGCGGACCAGCCTGCTGACCCTGAGGAGCGAACGGGTCGTAACCGCCAGGCGCGCCCTGCTGAGCCGGCGGCTGGGCGGGGGCGTGCTGGGCCAGGAAGCTGGCTGAGGGCGGGGTGTACTTCGACGCGTAGAGGCGCCGCGTCTTCTTACCACCCGGAACGGGTTCGACGCCGACGAAGGCCATGTCGATCAGGCAACCGGGCTGGGGAGCACCGACCGCGCCGACGTCGGCCATCGCCTTGGCCAGAGCCTCTTTCATGCTCTTGCCGCTGATGAACAGCCGCCGGATCCCATCGTCGTTCGGGTCCTGGGGATTGCGCTTGGCGGTCTGCATCACCAGGCACATGGCCTCTTTCTTCTGGGTTTTCGCGTCGTCCCACCACTCGAGCTCGCCCGTGTCGAAGTTGCGGTTCTGAACGATCTGGGCCGGCTCGAGCTGTTGCATGCCCAGCCACACCGCATCCTGGTTGTAGGGCTGGAACCCCGCGGGCTGAGCCTGCAGTCCGCCGAACGACACCGCCTTCGCGCCGCCGCTCAGGAACGAATCGGGAGAGGTCATCTTTTGCTACTTTCGCTAGGAATTTCTGGTATAGCGGGAAAAATTCGGTGGGCCAGGGGAATCGAGTGCTTCGGGAAGACCCGATTCCCCTGACCGTGCCCCGATTTCAAGCGTCTCGCTTCGTTCGGGGGCGAAGGGGGAGACCCCTTACTGTCGTTTTCCGGGAGCCGCTTACCGTCTCCTGAGGCACAGTTTCAATCTACCTTATTGTCTTCTATTGTCAACCCGATATGCCCAGCTGTTTCATCCGTTCCGCGCCGATCGACGCCAGAGCGGGCGTCCACTGACTCACCGCGCTGGCCTCCCGGAACACGGCGCTCAACTCCTCCGTGCCCGGAGCGGACCTCAGGCGGTTCTCCCAGCCCTGTACGGTCTCGTTCGGCGCCCCGACGTCGGGCCCGTCCACGGGAAAGGCCTCCCCGGTCCGCCGCTCATACGCGGCATCTGCCGCCGCGACGGAGTTATCGCCGGCGGGCGCGGGATTCGGCTCCACGGGGCTCGAGCCCTCCGGAGCCATGATCCCCTGAGCGCGCAAGTGCGCCTGAATCCGCTTCGCCAGCGTCTTGCGGTGGCCGACGTCGGAGAGGTTCAGCAACTTCGCGTGTTTCTGCCACCAGGCCTTGTCGTGGATGTCGGGCGCGTCCCACCGCTCATCGTCCACAGCGGCACTTTTCGGGGCGTCCTGAGCTTCGTCGGCCGCGGGGGGCTCCGGGGTGCTCTGGGTGGCGGGGTCTTCCCAGGGCGGGGTGTCGGCCGCCGGCGGCGCGGCGGGCTGCAGGGTGGCGAAGTCGACCGGGCCGCTCGGGAACGCGTGCCCGTTCACCGCGGGAGGCTGCCCGCCGGCCGCCGGCGGAGTCGCGGGGGTCAGCGGCACGGACGGCCCGGTGAAGACCACGTCACCCTGGGGCTGTGCGTCGTGTATGAAGTGCCAGCCCTGGGGGGTCTGGAACCACGTCCCCGGAGCTCCGTTCTGCTCACCGCGCGTCGACGGGCCCCACTGCTGGGCGACCGGCTGTGCCGGCTGGGTGACGAAGTACGGGTCGTTCTGCAGCGCGGTGGCGGGCGCCGCGTGCTGAGCCTGCTGAGCCGCCACCGCGGCCTGACCGGCGGCCACCAGCGCAGTGGCGTCGACACGCGGCGTCGGAGCGGCGGGGGACTCCGCGGGCGCGCCCGGCAGGCCTGGGGTCGGGATCTCCGTCATCAGGTCTTTGCGGGTCCTGAATTCGCGAGTCTGGACGCACATGCGGGCACCCTCGAGCCCCTGGGCGATGTCGACGCGGTACAGCGTGCACCGGTTCGAGCCCGCCGGCATGTGGAACACCAGCGCGAAGTCCTTGCGGACTGGGGGCATCGGGACCAGTACCCAGTTCCCCACCGCGGGATCCCAGATGAACATGTGCGTGGCGTTTGCGTAACCGGCCAGCTGGATGGCGATGTCGTCGCGACCCCAGTCCATCGTGCCCTTGGTTTTCACGTCCGCGATGACCAGCGACCCGTCAGGCAGCATCACGATCCGGTCGAAGGTGCCGGCGGCCTGCAGCTCCGGGCAGATGCACACCTGTTCGATCAGCTCGGGGATCACGCGGAGCCCGTGTGCCCGGAGCATAGAGTCGTAGGCCCGGATGTCGCCGGCCCAGGGCTCCGGGACGTTCAGCGGCTCCCCGCGGTCGTGTTTTTCGGTGAACGTGTGCACCGCCGTACCCATGTTCGCCGCGGAGTTCGCCTGGGCCGCGTCCTTCGCGGACTCCGCGATCCCGTTGAGCTCTTTCTTGTCCTCGAGCGGGGTGGCCACCGCCATGGCGTAGAGATCCGGGCGCGCCGCGATGCCCTTGAGCACCATCCGCTGGGCCCAGAGCTCGAGGTTATGCCGGTCGCTGATCGTGCCGGACAGCGTCGTCATGCGCGTCCAGCTGGTCGGCGCCCCGGTCGCCGGATCCGGGATCACGTAGCGTTCCCAGCGGTCCCGCGGAATCTTCGGTTTTTCGTGGAACGGGGACTCTGTCAGGAAGTTGTCTACGGTGATGGGCACAGCGGGTACCTCTTTCGGTTGCGGCACAACGGTTTCGGGGAGCTTGTCGGAGGGCTCCACACTCAGCGGGAACAGCGCGGTTCGCTCCCAGGCTTCGACGTCGCTGGGGGTGCACCGGTCGGCGACCAGCGACCACGATGGGTGGCTCGAGCCATTCGACATCCAGATTCGCGAAGATCCGCTCACGGATCCCCCGACGTCAGGAAGTTTTCGATCGTGATGTCTTCCTGCTCACTGACTTCCAAGCTTTCGATGTCGGCGCCGCAACACTCCTCCCCGATGATTTCATCGAAGTAGTAGCGGATCTGGTCGCCTTCGTCGAACGGCTCGAAACACCCAGAGCACTGGCCGCCGTAGTTCGCCCGGAAGACCTTCCCCAGCGCGCTCACGCAGGAGTGTCATCGGTGGGGCGGGGCTTCGACGGGCGAATGCAGTGATGGTTCGCCCAGGCCGCGTGCCCGTAGTAGTCGGTTGGCGGGTCGCATCCGAAACAGCTGATCGCCGCGTGAGCCGAACTTTTCGGCGGTTCCACGACGTTGCGAGTTTTGGAGTACGGGATTCCGGCCCTGGTTCTGGGCTCTGCGATCGGCTGGGGTTCGTTACGCGGCATGTCAGCTACTTTACTCTAATGTCGTTTGTTGTCTAGTAGATGGGACGCAAAAACCAGGTCAATTCGCGCCGCCAGGGAAGCGTGGTCCAAAAATCCGGGGTCGATCCCCAGCGTTCGGGCGAACCGCTTCATTTGCTGGGGGGGAGGGCGCCCCTGGTTGCTCTTGTCGAACTTTTTGCTGGCAAGTTTCGGCTCGAGTTCTTCGGCGCGCGCGGCAACCAGCTCCGCCGCTTGCTCGAGCTCCACGCCCTGGGCGATGTAGCCCCCGCCGTGCAGGTATTTCGAGCGGGACTCCCCGACTTTCCAGAGCCCTGGAACCGCGGGATCCGGAATCAGGAACCACATAAACGTCCCCCCGCGCACGAACGGAGTCCCCCCGTACGTCGTCCGCCAGGTGACCGATGTCCGGCCAAAGACGTCCACGTCTTCCCAGCCCAGCTCCGCGTCCAGCGGATCGTCCGACTCGAGGAATTCATCCGCTTCGGCGGACTCCGCGCCCTCGAACGCCTCCATCAGGCTGAGGTCGCCCAGGCCGCCGATCCTCGTTTTCGACAAATCCGCCAGGCTGGCCAGTCGGTGCCGCCGGGTGACGCCGGCGACGTCCAGCAACAGCGCGTCGGCCTTCCCAGGCCACGGGCGAAGGATCCGGCCCGTCATCTGCATGTAGAGGCCCACGTGCTTCGTCGGCCGCGCGATCACCCCGCAACTGATCCACGGCGCGTCGAAGCCCTCCGTCAGCACCATGGCATTGCAGATCACCCGCGTGTCGCCGGCACGCGACCGGGCGTAGATGTCGCGCCGCTCCGCCAGCGGGGTCTTCCCGGTCACCACTTCGGCGCTGAAACCGGCGGTGCTCAGCGCTTCGGCGAATTGCCACGTCGTCGCCACGGTCGGCGCGAACAGGATCCCGGATCGGTCGGGGGCGTAGTCCTGGTAGGCCGACACGATCGCGTCCGCAGTCTGCTCCGTCCCGAGCAACTTCCCCAGGTCTTCGGCCGAGTAGTCCTTGAGCCCCAGTCGGTCGGCGCCCGACAGGTCGACATCCACCTTGATCGCCTTTGCGCGGACATCGCAGAGGAACTTGTGGCGGATCCCCCACTCAATGTCCTTGGTGTAACTGACTTTCTCCCAGACGTCGCCCAGCCCTTTCGAGTCGGCGCGGGTCATCGTCGCGGTGAACCCCACGGCGACCGCGCCCGTGCTCGTGAAGCACCCGAAGTGCTCGAGCACGTCCATGTAGGTCTTGCTGGGCGCGTGGTGACATTCGTCCACGATCACCAGGCCGACGCTCGCCAGTTGCCAGAGCCGCCGGCTGGACGCCAGGGTTTGGATCGACGCCACGATGACCTGAGCGGCGACGTCGTTGCGCGCCGCCTTGACTACGCCGACGTCCAGCGTTCGGTCCACGCTCAGCAGCTTGTCGACAGTTTGAGAAACCAACTCATCCCGGTGAACCAAAATCACCACGCGGAGCGGAGAGACCGACCGGTATCGCTGGACGAACCGCGACAGGATCACGGTCTTCCCCATGCCGGTCGGCAGGACCACGGCCACCCGACGAAGCCCGCCGCGAAGGTCATTCCACACCGCGTCGTTGCACTCCGTCTGGTAGCCGCGGTCCTGCAGAACGGTCGTCACCGCGCGGTCCCCATCAGCGTCGCGCCGACCAGGACCAGGGTGACCGCGAACAGCACAGCCGCGACGTAGACGCAAGGATTTGCGGCCCGAAGCCCGTTCCAGATGTCCGCGAACACGCCCCTCATCAGGCGCCTCACGAGGTGTGCTGGGAGGTCGTCAGCACGGACACGATGGGGTCGACCACACTGGACGCCACGCCCATCTCCCGGAGCGCGGCGCCCGCCTGCAGCACCGCGTCGTCCTTCGTCGCCGCGGTGTCCCGGTAGTAGTTCTGGGCCAGCCGGGCGACGACATCCACGCGGGCGCGGTGCTGCAGGTAGGCCCGCATGGCCACCTCATTGGCCAGCAGGGCGAACCGGGCCTCAGCCTGCCGGCGAGTGGACGGGTTGGGGTCGAAACGGAGATCATTCGCGATGCGCAAGGACTCTTGCAGATCGTCGTCCGTGTAGTGCTCGAGCGGACGGGGCTGAGCTGACGCGCGTGCGGGAATCGTCAGGCTCACCGATTGATCTTCGTTTCGAACCACCACCCGACGCACACCCTTGTCGAGGTGTTCGATGGAGTGCACCTGGCCGTAGACGAATTCCCCAGGCTCCTTGTCATAGCCTCGCATGGTCAATTCCTCGTTGATCTGGTCAAGGGACCTCTGGGTGACCCGCGTGACATCGGGGTCCAGCGTCGACTCACCGATTTCGGTCAGCCGCTTCGTCATCAGCTCACGTTGTTTGACCAGCTCGAGGGTGCTGAACGTCGCGAACGGGCGCGGGGTGTGCCAGGTCTTCGTGGTCGAAGTCATGCCGGAACCGTACACCCTGTTGTCCTCTGTTGTCTACTACTGTCTACTTGCCTAAGGCCTTGCTCGGTTCTCTCCGCCAGCCCAATTCGATCAGTTCGTCCGCGATGACGTCGCACTGGTCGAAGTCGTCGCGACCGCGGGATTCGCCCACCGCGGACACCAGCGCGTCGATCAGTTCGTCCCGGTCTTCCTCGGGGATCTGCGGGACGCTCACGGGTAGTTGCCTTCCTGAGGTTCGCAGAACGGGGTGACGTAGCGGACTCCGTCGCTCGAGCTCGAGGGCGGGTCTTCCCCCAGGCTGGTGACGCCCGCCGGCGGGCTTGGGGGCTTCACCTGCAGGTCCGCGATCCGGTCGAAGCCATCGTCGTCCAGGCCTGTGGCGTCTTCCGTCTCCGGATCCGTGAAGCCCTTGCCCGCAACAGCGTCGGAGAGCTTGGCGGTTCTGGGCGTTCCCGACAGTTTCACCGAGACGTCATCCTGAATCACCGCGTCGTCGGAAACAGGCTTGCGTGGATCGTAAATCGGTCCGCCGGTCGACTGAGCGAGTGCATCGGGATCCACCGACTCGGCACATCGCGGCGACTCCGTGAGCCCCATGCCTGCCGCCAAAGCGTCGGGGAGACCGATGGGGTGAAGTGCCGGCGGCAGGTTGTAAATCGGGCTGCCTGTCGACTGAGTCTGGCTGCGCGGGTGTGGTGTCGGGATCTTCGGCGCCAGCGCGTAGTCGGGGCCCTGTCGGAGCTTGTCCATTTCGGACTTCACATGCTCCGGGCCGCCCAGAGCCTCCATCGCTCGCTTCACCGCCATGCGGTAGACGCTGCCCTCCGCGTGCACCCACAGGGCAAGCTCACGGTAGATGGCGTCCAGCGGGTCCGCGGCGATGTCGCTCAGCTGGTCACGGAGCGTGTCGACCAGTGCCAGGGAGATCTTCACCGCCACCGTGCGCCGCTCGTGCACCTCGAGATCCCCGAAGAACGGGATCAGCTTTTCGAGCTCTGTCTTGCACGTCTCCGCCATGCCGGGCGCCAAGGATCGTGCGAGGTTGTCCGATCCACCAAAGGAAGTCACGCTATTTCTCCGTTCCAGTAGGTCATTTTGCGCTCGAGCACCGCGACGATCGGGAGGTTCGGAGGGCAGTCCGAAGCGACGACGAATAACGTCCCCTCCGTCAGGCCACGCAAGCCTTCCAAGGACGTGATCGCGGTTGAATGAAGGGGTGGCGCGGGAGAGTATTCCCGCAGCCACATCAGCCCCTTGTTCGAGTTTTTCGTGAGCACTACGAACCTCTGGCCCGGGGACCATGGCCCAACGGGCACCCCGGAAAGGTTGCTGTACGCCAGGTAGTCCATGGTGGGAGGGGGCTCTTTGGCGGGCGCGTTTTCGTCCTCTCGAATTGCCGTGCGACTCGCCAGCATGACGTTCAGACCCGGGACCAGGTTGACCACTCGAGCGGAATTCAGCAACAGGTCCAAAGCATCCTGGGCACCCGGGCACTTGGGGTCGTCGCAACCCTGGCAAGGCCCTGCCGGCGGCACTCCGTCGTTGAGCTCCGTCATGGTGACCTGGGTGACGTGACTCTGCCAGAAAGCCTTGCCTCGCTCCAATTCCACGCCCGCCCAGCGCCACTCGTTGCATGCGCACACCGCGCGCCAGCCCTGTTTCCCGTCCAGTCCTGGGATGGTGAAAAACTCCGCACTATGCGCCGTACCCTCGTTGAAAACTAGTGTGTCGCCCATTTTCCCCGCTTTCTACGATATATCGGTTTGTAAAGTCAGTTTACGAATTCGATCCGCTTCGTCGTCAGCTAGTTTCTTAAGCCTCGCTTCCTCTTTGCGACGCGCAGCGTCTAATTCCGCGTCCTCATCGTCAGGCGTATAATTCATTATTCAGGTCATCCCCGTGACGTTGCCCGGCATGATCACGCTTTGGCCGGCGAACATGCGGACCGATGCCAGCGCGAGGAAATCCGGACTGGGCAAGGGTTGTAGGGGCAGGATCGAGGGTGTGCCCTGCAGGATCTCCGGTTCGCAAAACCCCATGACGAAGTGCAGCCCCACCAGGTCGATCCGCGACGTTCCCGGCATCGAAGGACCGGGCTCCACGACAAGCCACTCCGACGCCACCCAGATGTCCCGAGAGGGCACCGTGTGGAGCCGAACCATCGAATTGCCCATCACCAGGGGGCGTAATCGCGCAAGACCACACCGCGCTGTGTCCCCGCGGTGGCCAGCCCGATCAGCGTGCACCGGGAGTAACGCGCCTCTCGCCAGGTGATCGACCCTTCCTGGCCACACACGTTCTCCGTGACGATCGCCTGACGTGCCGCGTCTTCCGATCCGGCCGCGACGACGAACGCGGCAGCCTCCCCGTGGTCCGCGACAGTGCCGATTCGCTCGAGCAAGTAGATGTTGATCATCCGGCGACTACCTCCCTGCAGAGGATCCCGGGCACCAAGTCGTGCGCGCCGAAACCAATGAAGGTGCACGAGGAGTCCAGCTCAGAAAGCCACGTCTCCGGACCTTCCGCGCCGTAACCGTCTTCGCCGATTACTTTGCCAGCGTCGACAATCGCCTGACGTGCCGCGTCTTCCGATCCGGCCGCGACGACGAATTCCACCGCACAGTCGTAATCGAGGCGAGAACGCCTCTTTTTCTCGAGTTTGTAGAGGTTCACTGTCATGCGATTACTCCCAGATTCAGCAATACGAGGTAGGTGATGCCGGCCAGCATTCCGGTGATGGGCCCGATCAGGATCAGGGTGAGTCGGCGTGCGGGGGAGTCGAAGGGGTTCACACCACGCCCCAGCGGCGCGCACGGCGGCAGTCCGGGTGGTCGCACGCCTCGATAGCGCCACGGTGGAGGTCGGCGTGGTACTCGAGCGCCAGGCCCCCCGCCAGCGTGCCCAGGCGCTCGAGCAAGCGGCACAGCGTCCACGTAGCGGCCATCGTCCAGGCGATAGCTGCAGCGAGGATGATCACTTTTTTCTCCTCCGGATCCGGTCCGCCGCGTCCATGACGATCGCCAGGCAGATCACTTTGATCAGGTGCCAGACGATGAAAATCATCGATTGCCCCGATCCTCATGCTGCAGGATCGCGCGCGCCTCCCGGTCGAAATTCCTCATCTCCCAGGCGACCGCCCTTGCCAGCGCCTTCCGGCGGATCATCCGGATGTCGCGCTGTTCGGCGACGAACAGTCGAGTCGCCTCACGAAAGCACAGGAACGCGATCACCAGGCCCACGACAAGGATCGTGGCGGCCATGGCGTACATCGTCGAAGTCATGCCGTGAGGTTACCCCCGTATGCACCCTATTGTCTACTACTGTCTTCATCCCGTAGGCTCACGATCATGGCAACAGCAGACAGCAAGGTACAGGCGGGACAGACCGACCTGATCGACCCGTTCGCACTCGTCTCGCGCAAAGAGGCGGCCGACATGCTGGGCGTGCACGTGCGGACCGTGGACCGCTACGTGTCGCTGGGCAGGCTGCAGAAAATCAAGGTGGGCAGCCTCCGCGCTCAGTCCAACGTCAAGTTCTACCGGTCGGAAGTACAGTCGCTTTTGACCCCGGTGGGAACGGAAACCGGGGGCGTTTCGGGCTAGAACTGGGTGCCTGATCACACACAGTTCGGACCACGGAGAAAGTAGCCCTGACATGCAGCTTTGCCGGTTTTTTGCGCCCTTGGTGAGTGACCTGTGACCAGCTGGGCGGGAATGCCGCTTACAGTCAATCACACAGCGTTACTCGAGGCGTCCGCTATCAAGCCTGAGGTGGCCCGCGCCGCGGGTGTCAGCTCGATCACGGATCCCCGCCAGCTCCCCGCGGGCGCGCCCGACTACTGGGCGGCCACGCTCCCCGCGGTGCTCTACTGGTGGGTATCCGTGATCGACGGCCGTGCGGTCCCCCAGCTGGCGCCTGACGTCCCGCGCATGGACGCGGCGGGCAAGACCGTGAAATACGAATTCCCCGAAGGTCACAGCGCTCCGGTCAGCCGGCCGATCCCGCGCCCGCGCGCGGACACCGTGCTGATCGTGGAAGGCACCAAACAGCACCTTGCGGCGGCCAGCTACGCCGACCCGCTGGTGGAAGTCCTGGGGATCAGCGGGCGGGACGGCTGGATGCGCGAAGGTGTGCCGGACCCGGGCCTCACGATCGTGGACGGTAAGCACGTCGTGATCATGATGGACGCCGACGCGGCCACCAACCTGGACGTCTACCGCTCCGCGGAGAACCTGGCCAACGAGTGCCAGGTGTCGGGCGCGGTGAGCACCAAGTACGCCTGGGTGCCCGGGGGCAAGAAGTCCGGGATCGATGATTACCTCGCCGCCCAGGCCGACGACACCACCCGCGTGGCGAAGCTCGATCGGCTGATCCGCGACGCCAAGAGCAAGCCCGCCAAGAATAAGCCCCTGGCCAAGCCGATCAAACACCAGCGCGCCCAGGCCGGATCGATCGAGGCTTCGGAACGCCGGATCCTGATCGACGTCGGGGGGGATCCCCTCGCCACGATGGACGCCATCACCACGCGCATGCTCGAGAGCTACGACGCTGACCGGGTATTCAACCTGGGGGGAGTCCTGGCCTGGCGCAACGGCCACTCCACCCAGGTGCTCGATCCGCACGTCTTCTACGACAAGCTGCAGCACGTCGCCAAAACAGTCCGCACCGACCTCGATCCGCTGACCGGGGAAACCGCAAACGTCTGGGGGGATCCCAGCGTGCGCGTGCTCGAATCGAGCCTTCGCCGCGCTGAGCGGTATTCCGCACTCAACGGGATCACCCGGACACCCTTCATGCGATCGGACGGGTCGGTGTGCCAGGAAGACGGCTACGACAAGGTGACCGGGACGTTCCTGGCGCTCGACCCCACCGTGACCTGGCTCGAGGTGCCGGCCACGCCGACGCGCGAACAGATAGACTACTCGCGCCGCCTGCTCATTGACGACTGGCTGGGGGATTTCGCGTTCGACGACGCGGAGGCACGAGCGAACATGCTGGCGTTGCTACTCACCCCGCTCACCCGGAGCATGGTCGACAAGGTCCCGCTGGCGGTCCTGGACGGCCTGCAGCCCCAGGTGGGCAAGGGCATGATCGCTGATCTACTCGCCATCATGGCGACCGGTGAGGCCGCTTCGCTGGCCTCTCTGCCCGGAGTCGAGGAAGAACGGCGCAAACAGCTCACCAGCATGTTCCTGGACGGCCGAGAGCTGGTGTTCTTCGATGAGGCGCACGTGCTCGAGGGCGACTCCCTGGCGAAGGCGCTCACGGGCGCGGTGTGGTCGGACCGGGTGCTGGGCGCGTCGAAGTCCGTGGAGATCCCCAACCGCATGACCTGGGTGGCCATGGGGAACAAAGTCGAGCTGGTCCGCGACATCGCGGAGCGCGTCTACCGGATCTACATCGCCCCAAAAGACGGCTACCGCCCCCAGGACCGGTCAGTGACGTCGTGGCGCTACCCGGACATCCAGGCGTGGACGCGGGCACACCGCCCCGAGCTGGTCCGGGCGGGCCTGACCCTGGCGCGCGGGTGGTTCGCCGCGGGACGCCCAGCGCCGCGCGAGGACGCCAAGACCCTGGGTGGCTTCGGCCAGTGGGCCCGGATCATGCACGGCATCACTGATTTTTCCGGCCAACCCGGGTTCCTCTCCGGGCGCAAGGCGTGGTCGTCGGAAAGCGACTTCGACCACCAGCACTGGACGGAGCACTTCGCCTGGCTCCTGGGCACCTTCGGCGCACAGGAGTTCAGTGCCGGCGACGTCGTCCAGGCGATGCTTCGGGACACGCTCAACGCGGCCACCCCGCCCGGGCTCGAGGACACGAACGCCAAGGGCTATTCCCGAACACTGGGTGCGCGGTATAAGCGCGCCGCCGCTCGATCCTACGGAGGAGTGACGCTCACCGCCCGGGGAGCTCACGACCACAAGAACTTATACCGTGTGTCACTTGACGATTACTCTGGATTCAGTTCAACCATCAGTAATTGGTTACTAACTTATAGTGAACCTCCATACTCTTAGTAAACCTGTTTCACTCTAAGTAAACCAGTTAGGGGATCTGGGGGTATCCGGGGGGATCCCCTACTACCCATATAGGCAAAATAAAACTAGTGTTTATAGTTAGGTATGCTAAATAAAAAGACGTTTTTTATTTTTACAT